ATGGCCCTTGAAATATCCGTCCGGACCAATCTCGCAGACGTAGAGCGCGGGTTGAGCGACCTGGCCAAGCGGCAAATGCCATATGCCACAGCCTTAGCATTGACGTCGCTGTCCAAGTTGGTAGCTGCTGATGCGGTTAAGAATCTGTCCGCGAAGCTCAAGAACCCGTCGCCGTTTACGCTGCGCTCGGTGAAGGCTATGGCAGCGCGCAAGGATAACCTGGTGGCCAAGGTGTACGTGATGGACAAGGCGGCAGAGTATCTGGAGCCATATGAGCGTGGTGGTGTACATAAGCTGGCCGGCAAGGCGCTCCTCAATCCCAAGGACATCGCGCTCAATCAATATGGGCAGTTGCGCAAGGGTACGCTGGCCGCGTTGAAAGGGCGCAGCGATATCTTCATTGGGCCGGTCAGGACAAAGAAGGGCATCGTCAATGGTGTATGGCAGCGCACGGCAGCTAAGGCAACGATCACCAATAAGAAGACAGGCAAGACGCGCATCAGTTCGCGGGGTGTCAACACGTCCGGGGCACTGAAGCTGTTGATTCGATTCGGTGATGCGCTCGCAGTCAGGACACATCTAGGCTACCACGCTCGGGCAACGGCAATGGTCAATGCCAACTTCAATGCCGAGATGGACAAGGCAATGATCAAAGCAATAGGGACGGCCCGTCCCTGACGACCAGCCGGTCGAGTGTAAAGGCGGTGCCAAAATCAACGGGTCCTCCCTGGAGGGTTTGCTCCCGAGGGCATTGCGCGCCCCGTTCTTTCTCTAGCTGAGGAATTGCATACGCTTCCTTCCTTTTTAGATTACTGGGTACCGATATGGGAAAGCTGGTCAACAAGCGCGACCTGTCGGAGATCATGGGCGTGTCGGAGCGGACATTCACCGAGTGGCAGAAAGAACCAGGCTTCCCTTTTGAAATCAATGGGGGGCGGGGCGTTGGAAATAGCTACGATACTGCCAAGGTCATCCAGTGGATGATCGAGCGCGACATCGCGCGCCGCTCCGCAGAAAAGCCGCGTGACCGCTTGGATCGTTTGAAGGCGGACATGGTCGAAGTCGACCTGGCCGAGAGGCTGGGCCAACTGGCGCCGGCCGCACTGTTCGAGCGCGCCTGGTCCGATCACATCATCGCGGCCAAAACAGAACTGTTGTCACTGCCGCTCAGGCTAGTGGGCGAAATTCATGCATTGCATAACATCACGGTCGATACCGATCTGATCCTGGTGCAGATCGAGGCCTCGCTGGCCAAGCTGGAGAGTTTTGATGTCGACGCATTCGATTCTGATGAACCCGACCCTGAAAGCGATGATGCGCTCGACGGTGGCGACGACGATTAAAGAAGTACAGCGGCGCTGGGCGCCTGCACCGAAAATCAGTACCCGCGCCTGGGCGCGGAAGTACCGCTACCTGTCCGAGCTGGAGTCGCAGCTGCCGGGCAAGTACAACCTGGATGTGACTCCATACCTGGCATGGGAAAACGGGCCGCTCGATGCGATCGACGATCCAACCGTGCGCAAGGTGGTCGGGCAGAAGTCCGCACAGATCGCATGGACGTCGGGCGTGATCGGCAACGCCCTGGCGAAGTGGGTCGACAGCGATCCATCGCCTATCCTCGGGCTGTTCCCGAAGGAAGCGTCGGCTAAGGAGTACATGGCCGAGAAGTTTGAGCCAATGGTCGACGCGACACCCCGCTTGCGCGGCAAGATCGACCTGCGCAGCAGGAAGGCGCAGCAGCGCCAGTTGTTCAAGCGGTTTCCTGGTGGCTTCCTGAAGCTGGTCGGCTCGAATTCGCCTTCATCGGTCAAGTCGACGCCGACGCCGCGAGTGTTCGTGGAAGAGCCGGACGATTGCAATCTGAATCTGAGGGGGCAGGGGGACTCGATCAAGCTGGCTGAGGAGCGTGTGAAGACCTACGCTCGACCGAAGCTGATCATTGGTGGCACGCCGACCATTGAGGGTGTTTCGGCTGTCGTCGCTGAAATGGAAAATTCGGACAAGCGCCAGGCGATGATCCCGTGCGGCGATTGTGGCGAGGCGCATCCGCTCGACTTTGAGAATTTGCGCTGCCTGGAAGACCCGCTGCAGAACCATCCAATCTTTGGCACCAAGCGGCCCGAGACTTCGTACTACGCGTGCCCGGCCTGCGGCAGCACCTGGAACGATGCACAGAAGAATCGGTACGTGCGCAAGGGGAGCTGGGTCGCTACTGCGCCGTTTCGTGGCGTCGCCGGCTTTTACTTCAATGAGCTGATGAGTCCGTTCCCCGGCTCGCGCATGTCGTTGCTGATGGAAAAGTGGTTGACCGCACTACATGACCTGAGTCGTGGCGATGCGGGGCCGCTGATCGCATTTGTGAACAGCAGCAAGGGATTGCCTTATACGTACAAGGGCGACATGCCAACCGCTGGTGCGCTTCAGGAGCGCGAACTGGATTACGAGGCAAACACGGTTCCGATTGGTGGCCTGATTCTTGTCGCCGGTATCGATATCCAGCATGACCGCATCGAGGTGGTGTTGCGCGCTTATGGCCGTGGCGAAGAGAGCTGGCTGGTGCAGTACATCCGGATATTCGGCACGCCTGGCGTGTATGAAGATCCCGTGTGGGCTGACCTGGACGCAATTTTGTTTCACAAATACCGCTCGGTGCGTGGTTTTAAGATTGGCGTCTCCGCCGTCAGCCTTGATACGTCGGACGGCACGACGTCTGACGCCACTTACAAGTGGGTGCGAAACCGCCAGCGCAAGGGTATCGAATTCGTCATGGCCATCAAGGGTTCGAGCCTGACGGATTCCGAGATCTTTGCGCGGCCGGTGCCCACGAAGGACACGAACCGGCGCAACACCAAAGCGGCGAAGTATGGCCTGCAGGTGTTCATCGTCGGCACGTCGCGCGCCAAGGACCTGCTGATAGGCGAGCGTGGCCGGGTGTCGCTGGAAGGCGACGGGCCCGGCCGGTTCCATACCTACCGGAACGCCAGCCCGGAGTATTACAGCCAGCTGCTGGAGTCGGAGGTCAAGGCACCAGTACGGACCAGCAACGGCCATATCGTCAAGGCTTGGCAAAAGAAAATCGGCCGTCGCAACGAGGTGCTGGACTGCGAGGTGTATGCATTGCATGCAAGCCGCGCGGCAAAGGTTCATCTTCGCACGCCGGCTCAGTGGAGTTCGCTGGAGGCCAAGTTGAGCCAGGCCGCATTGTTTGACGACGATGAGCAGCCCGATGTGCCGGTGCTGCCGAGTGATGTCGCGGCACCGCTCAAGAGCGCAGTTGCAGCCGCGCTGGAAGCCATGCTGCCGGCTGTGGCACAGCAACCTGTAGAAGCCACAACTGCGCCGGCGCCGGTAGCCGTGCGAGTCGTATCCTTCGCCGCTCCGTCGGCATTGAAAAAACGTACCAATCGATTCGCGTAGGAATTTCATGACACCATTTAATGCATCCACCAGCTTGCTGGCCGGCATGTCCACTGACGCGCTGAAAAAGACTCTGGCTGAGGCGCAGCAAGCCTACATCGACCTGTCGTCGGGCGCCAAGGGAACGTCTTATTCGTATACCCAGGGCGACGGTGCGCGCGCCGTAACCTATACCCAGACGAATATTTCGCAGCTGGTCGTGCTGATCCGGACGCTGCAGCAGCAACTGGGCATCGTCAGCCGTGCGCGTCGACCAATGCGGTTCCGATTCTGATGGGCAGCCCCGTCAAAATTCTCGGGCCAAATGGTCAGCCGCTGCCTCCGCATCGCGGCCGCGCGTCGATGCTGTCCGGTACCGGTGGTGCGCCATACGACGCCGCCGACATGTACGGCGACCACATGGCCGACTGGAATCCATACCTGGGTTCGCCTGATGGCGACCTCAACATGCACCGCGACCGAATCATCTCGCGTGTACGCGACATGGTACGCAATGACGGCTGGGCATCCGGCGCCGTCACACGCATCCTGGACAACGCGATCGGTGCTTCCTTCCGGCCTATTTTCAAGCCGGATTATGCGGCCTTGCGCGCTCACACGGGAATCAAGGAATTCGACCACATGTGGGCCGATGAGTTCGGCCAGTGCTTGGAGGCCAGCTACAGAACCTGGTCGAACGATATTGGCCGTTACAGCGACACTCAGCGCGAAATGACGGTGGGCCAGCAAATGCGTTTGGGCTTTCGCCACAAGATTGTTGATGGCGATGCGCTAGCTATGGTGCATTGGCTCCCCGAGCGTCAGGGGCCTGGGCGTGCGCGATATGCAACCGCCATCCAGATTCTCGACCCGGATCGCCTGTCGAACCCGCAGCTGGTGTTTGACAACAACGAAGTGCGTGGCGGCGTCGAGATTGATGCATACGGCGCGGCTGTTGCGTATCACATCCGCCGCGCGCACCAGGGTGACTTCTTCGCCGGTGCCAAGTCTGTGACGTGGGAGCGCATCGAGCGCGAAACCAGTTGGGGCCGGCCGATCATCATCCACGATTTTGACCACGAGCGTGCTGGTCAACACCGAGGCGTAGGCATCTTTTCTCCCGTGCTGCAGCGGCTGAAAATGCTGGTCAAGTATGACGGCGCCGAGTTGGATGCATCGATCATCAATGCCATTTTTGCCGCTTACATCGAATCGCCCTATGACCCGGCGTTGGTGGAAGAGGCGATGGACAGCGAACAGCTTTCAGGCTACCAGGAGCAGCGCAAAGAGTTTCATGACGACCGCAGGATCAAGCTGGGCGGCTCACGTATGCCAATCCTGTTCCCTGGCGAAAAAATCAACGCGGTCACGGCGACGCGGCCAAACGCCAACTTTCAGGCGTTTGAGGCTGCGGTCCTGCGCAATTTTGCGGCTGGTACCGGTTTGTCCGCGCAGCAGGTCAGCAACGACTGGTCGGACGTGAACTACAGCTCGGCGCGTGGCGCCATGCTGGAGGCGTGGAAAACGCTATCGCGGCGGCGCAATGATTATGCGGTGGGCTTCGGCCAGTCGCTTGTCAGCGTCTTTGCCGAAGAAGCGATGGAAGTCGACAACCTGCCTTTGCCACGTGGCGCCCCGCAGTATCACGAGTTCCGGACGGCTTACTCACGGGCCAAGTGGATGGGACCAGGTCGCGGCATCATCGATCCGGTGAAAGAGCGCCAGGGTGCCATTCTCGGCATGGATGCCGGCCTGTCCACACTCGAAGACGAGGCGGCGGAACTGGGTGGTGTCGACTGGCGCGAGACATTGAACCAGCGCGCCATCGAGATCGCTCGTTTCAAGGAACTGGGTATCAAACTGCCGGAATGGGCGGCTGGGTTCGAGGCAACGTCCGCAACTGAAGAAGAAAAGGCTACCTGATGAAATTTGAATTCCTGGCCCAGCGGTTGTTCAACACGCCGCTGGCAATCGCGCCTGGCAAGGCAGAGGTGATCATGGCGGCGCTGGCCGACCGCTTGGGTATCAGCCAGATCGCGCGCCTGAACCCAGCGCCGCTGATGATGGAAGACGATGAAGTAGTTTATTCATCGCCGGGCCGTAATGGCCGTGCCGGCTACGAGGTGGTCGCCGGTGTGGCCATTATCGAGGTGTACGGCACGCTGGTGCAGAAACTCGGCTCATTGAGGCCGTGGTCTGGCATGACTGGCTATGACGGCATCCGCCAGAACTTCCTGATGGCGTTGAGCGATCCTGATGTGAAGGCAATCATGCTCGATATCGACAGCCCAGGTGGTGAAGTGGCCGGCTGTTTTGACCTGGTGGACACAATCTACCGTGCGCGGGGCAAGAAGCCTGTCTGGTCGATCCTGAACGAGTGCGCTTATTCGGCGGCCTACGCAATTGCCAGCGCCGCTGACCGTATCACGGTCCCGCGTACTGGTGGTGTCGGCTCGGTCGGTGTCATCTGGATGCACATGGACTGGTCGAAGGCGCTGACCGGAGCCGGCTTCAAGGTGACGTTCATCACCTACGGCGAGTCGAAGGCCGATGGACATCCTGAAATTCCCCTGTCCCCGGAGGCGCTTGCGCGCTTCCAGGGCGATATCGACATGATGGGTGAATTGTTTGTGACTACCGTTGCCCGCAATCGGAATATCTCGGACAAGTTGGTCCGCGATACCCAGGCCGCAACGTACCTGGGGGCGGCTGGTGTCGGCCAGGCGCTTGCGGATGATGTGATGGCCCCTGATGCCGCATTTCGGGCATTGCTTACTGAAATTGCCTAACCTTTTACTTTGGAGAACACATGAGCAAAATTTCGAGAATGGCAGCAGCTTTGCCTTTTGCCCACTTGCTGGGCATGTCCGCCTCGGCTGCAGTCGAAGACGATGATGACGACAAAAAGCAGCGCAGTGACGAATCCGACGAAGACTATGCCCGGCGCATGGAAGACGAAGAGGAAGAAGAGAAAAAGAAAGAAGACGCCCGCCGCGCGGAAGAAGAAGAAAAAGAAGAAAAGAAAAAGGAAGACGAAGCCAGAAGGGCCAAGAAAGCCGAAGAAGACGAAGACGACAAGGAAAAGGCAGCGCGCAAATCTGAGCGCGCCCGCTGCGCCTCGATCTTCAAATGCGCTGCAGCAGGCACGCGGCCGGACGTGGCCGCGCACCTGGCCTTCAATACGAGCATGTCCAGCGCCGATGCGATCAGCATGCTGGAGACCTTCGCTGCTAGTGGCGCGCCGCAGCCGGCCAGCCTGGCCAGCCGCATGGCCGGTGTCAAGCCGCAGAACGTCGGCGCTGGTGCTGCGGCTGCTCCTGCAAATGGCAGCGATGCGGCCATCGCGGCCAAGATTGTCGCCGCCGGCAGGGCCCGTCGCGGCGAAAAATAGTTTTCAACCCGTCACTTAAAGGAAGCGCAACATGAGTCTGACCGTCAACTCGGTGGGTGGTAGCCCGCAGATCCCCGGCATTTATGCCGAAACCTTTGTCCCGGATCAGCTGATCGCGGGTCGCCATGCCCTTGTTACGGATAACGTGACCGTGCTGGCGGGCCAGGTGTTCCCGCGTGGCGCCGTACTTGGCCGTATCACGGCCTCGGGGAAGTACGTTCTGGCGCTCGCCGCTGCAGCGGATGGTTCGCAGAACCCGGCAGTCGTTGCTGTCGACAACGTTGATGCGACCACTGGCGATGTGAGCGCCGGTGTTTATATCGCCGGGGAATTCAACGGCGCCGCAATGACGCTTGGCACTGGCATCACACTCGGTGCCGCAGCCGCTGCCCTGCGGCCCTTGTCCATCTACGTCAAGGGTTCGGTATCCGCTGCCGATCCGACCTGACCAGCAACGCCCACTAAGGCCCTCTAACGAGGGCTTTTTTTTCGTCCAAACTCCCGGAGTAATGTATGCCTACTGGCTCGTTTTTGTTTAACACCAATGCCTTGATCGGTGTGGTGCCCAATTTGAAGCGCCCGCAGAAGTTTCTGCTGGATCGCTTTTTCCCGAACATCGTGATGTCCGACACCGAGTTCGTTTCGATCGACGTCGATGTCGGCCTGCGCCGCATGTCGCCATTTGTCTCGCCGCTCGTGCAGGGCAAGCTGGTCGAGCAGCGCCGTCAGCAGACCAACCAGTTTAAGCCGGCGTATATCAAGGATAAGCGTGCCCCAGACCTGCGCAAGCCTGTACGTCGCATGATCGGCGAGCGTATCGGCGGGGAATTGAGCGGCGCCGACCGCGAAGCAGCCAACCTCGAAGCAGAACTGTCGGATCAGATCGACATGATCGACCGCCGCCTGGAATGGATGGCGGCATCAGCCCTCATGAATGGCACGGTGCTGATCGTGGGCGATGGTTTTCCGGCCGTACTGGTCGACTTCGGCCGCGATCCGGGCTTGTCACTCGCATTGACGGGCGCTGACAAATGGGATACGGCTTTTGCGGCGGTCGGCGCCAATGGCATTTATACCGCGCCTTCGGACAGCATCGAAGAGTGGGGGCATGTCATCCTGAAAAAATCGGGCGGTACTGCTACCGATTTGATTTTCACGACCACTTCGTGGAAATACTTCAAGCTCGACAGCAACGTCAAAACGTCGCTGCATTACCCACGTTCCGGCGAAGGCAACAACGTGAATATCGGCGCGCAGGTCCAGCGCGGCGCCCAGTACAAGGGCAAATGGGGCCAGTACGATCTGTGGGTCTACAACGACTGGTACATCGATGAAAACGGCGTCGAGCGTGCCATGGTGGATGACGGCAAGGTCATCATGAGCGGCCCCGACCTGATGGGTACGCGCGCCTTCGGCCTGATCCTGGACCCGGCCTTTAACTACACGGCCTTGCCATACGCACCGAAGACGTGGGTCGAAAACGATCCGGCCCAGCGCCTGATCATGATGCAGTCTTCGCCGATTGTCATCCCTTCTCGCGTCAACGCCTCGCTCTGCGCAACCGTAGCAACTCCGAAAGTATTCTGATCATGGCCAAAATTGAAAAACTTGTTAAAGCAGTGGTCGCACCGGGTCGCACCGTCAAATTTGAAGGCATTCACGTCGGTCCAGGTGGTGATGTGACGCTGCCTGCGGGCGAAGTGGCGTGGCTGCGCAAGGGCGGCTACCTGCTCGACCCTGCCGCGACCGCGCCAACCATCGCGCCGGGGCCGGCTTTTGAAAAGGACGGGGACGGTGAACAACCCCCTCCTGCAGAATGATCGACTGGAACCGGATGGTCAACGGTCCAGTCATGGCTGTGTTTGGTGATCAGGCGCGCTACCAGCCGATGGCTGGTGCAGCGTTTGATATCCATGGAACCTTCCATGAAGCCTATAAAAGCCTCGACTTGACTGGTGGTATGGGCGTGACGACGGAGATGCCTGCATTGGGGGTGCTGTTGTCCGACTTCCCCATTCCTCCCAAGCAGAAGGATCGTGTGGCTATCAAGTCGACCGCGTTACATGGCGGCGGTACCTTCGTAGTCAAGGAAGTGCAGCTGAGCGGTATTGGCGGCGCGCTATTGCTGCTGAATTACGTGGGGGAGTGATGGTCAATACATCCATCCTGGCGCGCAGGCATATCCGCCTGCTTGCCCTGGCTGCCCTGACCGGAGAAACCTTTTCCCAGGTGACCATAGACTCACCTGGCGACTGGGATACGCCTCCGGAAGATTTGCCGGCGATTCTCTTGCGCTCACCGGATGACCGGAAGGTTTCCCTATCGAAAGGTCAGCCGACATTCTCTACGACCGTCGGTATCGAAATTGAGGCACGAGTGAGCGGGATGACCGCTGAGTCCGCACAGGATGCAATTGAGGCATTGTGTTTCGCCATCGAGACGGCGCTCTTTTCGAGCTATGACTTGACCTGTGCGGCGGCCCTGGTCTCTTGCGACACGCGCACAGAGGTTACGGCGGATGGCCGCGTTCATTTTGGGGCTGCCCGTATGACTTTGCAGGCCGAGTTGCCGGAAAGCTTCGACGCATTCAAACCCGGTGATCCAGTGGATTTGGGAGACTTCGGTCTTGTCTTTACCGCTGGCCAGGCCTACGACTCGACCGGCAATCATCCCAATCCAATGTTCGCATCAAGCCACGATGTGGCTGGCTGACGCCACTTCACGCTCTTACTTCAGGAGTTCACCATGTTTGTAAAACCTGCGCCGGGTCTGCGGATTCCGGACCCTGATTTGCACGACTTCTTGCCCGAACAGGGCAGGGAGGTGCCCGACGCGCCATATTGGCAGCGCCGGATTCATGACCAGGATGTCCTCATTGCAGTGGCAGTGGCAGAGAAATCGGCCATGGCCGATGCAGCGACATCGAAAAACCGGAGCAAGGAATGACCCTCCCTTTTAAAAATATCCCGGCCAATATCCGGGTACCCCTGTTTTACGCCGAGGTGGACAACTCGCGGGCCAACAGCGCCCAGTCCAATCAGCGCGCGCTGATCATTGGCCAGATCACGGCCGCTGGCACTGCAGTGCCCAATGTCCCTATTATTTCCCAGGGGGCGGCGGACGCCGCAATTGCCGGCGGTCAGGATTCGATGCTGGCATTGATGACAGCGGCGTACCGCGTGAACGATACGTTCGGTGAGGTGTGGTACCTGCCCCTCTCGGACGATGCGGCTGCATTGGCCGCTGTCGGCACGGTCACCTTTTTGACGTCGCCTACGGTCAACGGCACGCTGTATCTGTACGTCGCAGGCGTGCGCTACGCTTTGCCGGCCTTGACCAGCCAAACGGTGGCCCAGCTGGCCACTGCCTTGGCCGCGCTGATCAATGCCGACGCGGCCTGCCCGGTGAATGCGGTGGCGGCGGTGGGTGTCGTGACGCTTACCGCAGTCAACAAGGGGCCGTGCGGCAACGATATCGACCTGCAGTTCAATTATCTGGGTACGCGCGGTGGTGAGGCGCTACCGGCCGGATTGAGTGCAACGCTGGGGCCAATGGCAGGTGGTGCCACAGCGCCCTCGTTGTCTGTGGCACTGGCGAATCTGGGTAGCCAGGAATTCGATTTCATCGTCAGCCCGTACACGGATACCGCGTCCCTCGATGCCCTCAAAAGTTTGCTCAATGACAGCACGGGACGTTGGGCCTGGAATCAGCAACTGTACGGGCACTACTTTGCTGCTTACAAGGGTACCTTTGGCGCACAGGTGACCTTTGGCACCGCGCGTAACGATCAGCACGGTACCGTAATGGGTGTCAATGGCTCGCCCACGCCCACGTGGCTCTGGGCGGCATCGATGGCTGGCGCCGCAGCGGTAAGCCTGCGCGCGGACCCCGCGTTGCCGTTGCAAACGGTGGCAATTCAGGGCGTGCTGGCGCCACCGTTGCAGATGCGTTTCCAGCTGACGGAGCAGAATTCCTTGCTGTACTCCGGTATTTCAACATTTTCAGTGGCCGACGACGGGACGGTGGCCATTCAAAACCTGATCACGACGTATCAGAAAAACGGTTTCGGCAACGTCGACAATAGTTATTTACAGATCGAAACGATGTTCACACTGGCCTATGTCCTGCGTGCCCTCAAGACGATGGTGACGTCGAAATACGCACGCGTGAAGCTGGCGGCAGATGGCACGCGCTTTGCGTCCGGCTCGGCCATCGTCACGCCGAACATTATCCGGGCCGATTTGATCGCCAAGTATCGTGAGCTGGAAGCGGATGGTTTAGTGCAGAACGGCGATGCCTTCAAGGAAGGGCTGATTGTGCAGCAAAACAGCCAGAACCCGAACCGGGTCGACGTCCTGTTCCCCGGAATTTTGATCAACCAGTTGCGCGTTTTTGCGTTGCTGAATCAGTTCCGTCTCCAGTAAGCCAACCGCGGCCGCCACGTGCGGCCGCTTTTTTTAAGGAGCCTTTATGGCAGATACAACCAACCGGCTGGCCGGGATTGCTTACCTGACCGTCGACGGCACCAATTACATGCTGGCCGGTGATTTCGCCTATAGCGTGTCGAAGGTGGCGCGCGAGACACTGATGGGGCAGGATCGGGTGCATGGTTATTCCGAAAAGCCGAAGCAAGGCAGCATGTCCGGAACTATCCGTGATGCTGGCGGCTTGAGCGTGGCGAGCTTCAATGCGATGACGAACGTTACCGTCACTGTCGAGCTGGCCAATGGCAAGACGATTATCGGCCGCAACATGTGGACCGTGGGTGACTTGGAGGTGAAAACCACCGAGGCGACATTTGAAGTGAAGTGGGAAGGTTTTAGCGTCGAGGAGGCGTAAATCATGAATCAAGTAGAAACCGCAGTGGTGGCTCCGGTCGAAGAAGAGAAAACGTTGGAGCTGCGCAAACCAGTCAAGCTGGGTGAAGTCGAATACAGCACCCTGAACCTGCGCGAGCCGACGGCAGGCGAATTGTCGAAGGCATCGAAGGCCGGTGGCAACGTTGACATTGCCATCGCACTGATTTCGCTCATTGCCAAGGTGCCGCGTGGCGCCGTAGAGAAATTGTCCCAGCGCGACTTTCAGGAGGCCGCCGATTTTTTGGGCAGCTTTACGGGTGGTGGCCTGGCAACTGGCGAGATGTAGTCGCAGAACTTACCAAGTACTACGGTTGGGGGCCACATGATGCATGGTCCCTGACCTGGACCGAACTGGCATGGTGGAATGACCAGGCGCACAGGATCATCAAAGCGGCAGGGACTGAGTAAATGGCAAATAATTTTCAGATCGTCATTTCGGCGGTGGACCGGGCGACCCAGACGGTACAGCGGATTAATAATTCGCTAAACCGTTTGACCCAGCCGCTGGTGCGAATTCAACAGTCTGTACGACAGTTTTCCAATGCCATGGGCCTCGACAAGGTAGGCAAGGCAATGCAGGGCGTAGGACGGGCTGCGGGTGATGTTGCCGGTAAGGTGTCATCGATTGTTGCACCAATGACCGCAGTGATTGGCGTCGGTTCGATTGCAGGCCTGTTCGCGCTGGCTACCGGATGGGGGGAGCTTGGTTTTGAAGTGAGCAAGACGGCAGGAACGCTGGGCGTGGCCACCTCGGACCTGATGTCGATGCGCGGTGCAGCGCGCCTGGCAGGTGTGTCGTCAGAGCAGCTGACCGGCAGCTTGAAATCTGTTGGCGATACGATGGAAGATGCGCTGTTCGGGCGCAACCAGTCCGCGCTGATGCTGCTCAACAAGATCGGCGTCAGCATCCATAAGACTGCAGATGGTTCCATCGACGCCGCTCGTGGCTTCAAAGACATCGCAACCTATATTGCCGGGATCAAGAGTGCCCAGGTGCAAAGCCTGGTGGCCCGCCAGTTCGGCATCGAAGCCGCATTGCCCTTGTTGCGAAAAGGAGCGCAGGGTATCGAGGAGTATCAGCGCCAGGTCGCTGAGTTCGGTGGATCGCGCACGCAGGCTGGCATTGCGGCTGCAGAGGGCTTTGGCCTGAAGATGATCTACCTGAATATGGCGACAGATGGTCTGAAGACCTCTATCGGTGACCGCCTGATCCCGGTGCTGCAGCCTTTTATCGAACGGCTGACCGCGTGGATTGCGGCCAATCGTGACCTGATCGCTACCCGCGTCACCGAGTTTGTCGAGGCTTTTGCAAACTGGCTGAATCGCATCAGTTTTAATGACGTGCTGAACGGCATGAGTAGCTTCCTGTCTCGCATTTCAGACACTGTTGATGCTCTCGGTGGCTGGAAGACTGCCGCTCTGTTGGTAATGGGCGTCATGGCCGGGCCATTTCTGCTCAGCATCGCTTCGTTTGGTATTAGTTTGGCTAGATTGGCGGCCGTCACCATCCCTGTGCTGATCCGTGCGCTGGGGCTGTTGCGACTGGCGATGCTGGCCAATCCCATTACTGCCATCCTGACCGCCATTGCGACTGTTGCGGTGCTCATCTATGAGAACTGGGACCGGCTCGCCAAGTGGTGGCGCCGGATGTGGGGTGACATGTCGGACGATGCTGCCAGTGGACAGGGCAAGATCGCAGCATCTACCGACAAGCTCGCTAAGGGCGCAAAGGGTGTCAGCGATGGATGGAGTACTGCACCAGAGGGACAAGGTGCTTCCCCGGCCATGCCCGGAGGTGGGCGGTTTAACGGACACGGCGCATCTGGTGACTGGGAGTCGTCACCAGGCAGCGACACGCGCCCACGCGGCATACGGAACAACAATCCTGGCAACCTGCGCACATGGGGCAATACCCCGCGTGAAGATGGCTTTGCCCGATTTGCGACGCCTGAAGCCGGCTTGAGCGCGATGATCCAAAACCTGCAAACACAGCAAAGCAAGCATGGGCTCAACACTATCGCCAGCATTATCGGTAAGTGGGCGCCTGCGAGCGAAAACAATACGGCTGCCTACATCGATGCGATGGCCAAGAATACTGGTTTTGGTCCGAATCAGAAGCTCGATCTCACTGATAAGGCAACCGTGGCGCCACTCGTATCGGCCATCATCAGGCAAGAAGGTAACCAGGGCGGCTTCAGCAAGGATATGGTCGAGAAGGCTGTGGCCAGGGTTGTTGTCGACTTTAAAAATGCGCCAGCTGGCACGACGGCAACGGCGAGTACGAAAGGTGGAAATATGGTCCCAGTACGGGTCAGCCACGCAATGCCAACGTTGGCGGCAGGATGAGTATCGATAGCGCTCTGGGCGCGTTGCAGTCGATTACTACTACTATTAGCATTGCTGATAACACCATCAAACGCGTTGCCGCCGATTTCGGCGGCGGCCTGGGCGGTGGCTCGGGTACAGGCTGGGCCGCCCAGCTGCGGCCCGCCTCCTGGCGCGGTGTGCCTTTTGGTGTCCTGGGAGGTGGTATCAAGTTCGGCCGCCGTACGGCGGTTCATGAATATCCGTACCGCGATACAGTCTGGGTGGAGGACCTGGGCCGAGCGGTGCGTCGCATCACCATGACGGGATTCCTGGTTGGTGACGATGTGATTGCCCAGCGTGATCGCATGATCGCCGCAGCTGAGACCGCAGGTAGTGGGGAGCTGATTCACCCGACGCTTGGTCAGCTCACCGCCAGTGCAGTTGAATGCGTGGCTGAGGAAAAGTGGGAGCAGGGACGGGTATTCCAACTAAGTTTCACGTTCATCGAGTCAGGGAAGCGGGTTTTCCCGAGTGTGCAGGTGTCGACGGGTTCGGCGGTCTTGAAGGCATGCGCACAAGCCGATGCCGCATCCAAGGGCGACTTCCTGGCAAGTACAGCAGCGGCGCTCAAGCAGGGCGCAGCAGTTGTTGCGAAGGTTGCCAGCACGGCGGCTACCTGGGGGCGTCAGGCGCAGCGTCTGGCTAACGACGCGACGAACTTATACAACATGGTGGGCACGCTCAAGGGTGGCTTTGGCCGCTATGCCAAGGGCAATGGTATTGCCGGCATCGCGGTGGCTGCTGGTGCTGTCTCCAGTGCGGCCAATTCCATTCCCAAGCTGATAGCGCTTGGCTCGGCCGCTCGCACGGCTGTATCGAGCGCAGTCGAAAAACTTACATCAACGGCATCGGGGTTGGGATCATGAGTACAGGTAGCGAACTTGTTGACGCGGCGCAGGAATTGGCGGCCGCAATCAAGGATGCGGCGGTGCAGCCGGGCGACGCTATGCGTTTGCTGTCCATTCTGGCTGTCAATGTGCCTCCTGATCCGGCCACGTCGTCGGCGATCGGATCGGCAATGGCCTTGGTGCAACACGCCACTGGCGACATGTTTCGCCGGGCCGCTGTCGTAGCACTGGCCCGCGCGTCTGCCGCTTATCAGCCCACTTCTGTGGAGGATGCGGCGGCGGTGCGCGATGCGGTTTGCGCGTTGCTCGATGCTGAAATTACGATCGCTGGCGACCAGGGGCAGGACGCCACATTCAATGCATTGCGGGAAGTGCGGTCTGCGGTGTCGCTGGATCTGGCGACACGCGGTGCCGGCCTGGCATCCATTATCACTGTCACTAGCGTGCAGCCGGTGCCGGCGCCGGTGCTGGCCCAGCGGTTGTATCGCACACCTGGGCGGGCCGATGAGCTGGTGGGGCAGGCAAATCCGATTCATCCAGCCTTCATGCCCACAAGCTTTAAGGCACGGTCTTCGTAATTAACCGGCAGGTAGGGTTTGAACAGAGTGGGTTTCTGGGGGCCCTCGGCGCTCCATTTTTTCGGCCCGTTCGCATACGAACGATGCGGGATGACCATTGCCAGTGTAGTAGCGCACCAGCTGTGGCGCGAACTTCTTGCATTCGGCCATCGTCTTAAAGTCGCGGGCATGCACGGAGCCGCCCATATACCCATCCGAAAAGATGATCGTCAACGCAACAACGATGCTCATGGCATTCACATTTCATAAAGAACAATATGGCTGATGATCTCACATTAATTGTCGGAGGTCGACTTTTGTCCGGCTGGACCTCGGTACGAGTTACGCGCGGCATTGAACGGTGCCCTAGTGATTTCGAGGTGGTCATGACCGAACTCTATCCAGAGGAGGTTGGTGCTTTCGTCATTCAACCAGGCGACGCGTGTCAGGTGTTGTTGGGCAGCGATCTGGTCATGACCGGCTACGTAGACCGCTTCATTCCTTCCATGGATGCCGGAACGCACGCAATCCGTGTTGTCGGCCGAGGAAAGTGCGCGGACCTGGTCGATTGCGATGCAGAGTGGCCAGCTGGACAGATCAGCGGATCGAGCGTGCTGGAAATCGCGCGCAAGCTTGCTGCACCATATGGTATTTCACTGACGGGCGATGCCTCCTATCCGATCCACGTAAGTACGGATGTAACGGATGCCGGACCGCCACTGCACCAATTCAACCTGATGCTGGGAGAAAAAGCCTTCGAGATCATCGAGCGCCTGTGCCGCTATGCGGGGCTGCTTGCCTACGATGATCCTGCTGGGAATTTGTTTCTGACTCAAACTGGGAAAGTATCGGCGGCCAGCGGTTTCAAGCAGGGTGTCAACGTACAGTCAGCTTCCTTGGAGTATTCCATGGACCAACGATTTTCCGAAGTGCTGGCGTTCATTCAGAACCTGGACACGTTCTCGGATGCTGGCGATGACGGGAACCTGGTTGCCACCGTGACCGATCCGAATGTGCCGCGTCATCGTCGCAAGGTGCTGATCGCGGAATCGGGAGATAGCGGATTTGATGTGCTCAAGCGGCGCGCCAACTGGGAAGTGGCCCGGCGATCTGGCCGCTCGCGGCGGTTGCAGGTACGCACCGACGGCTGGCGTGATTCCGCCGGTGCGTTGTATGCACCGAACACCCTGGTAGCGGTGGACTTTCCGGCATTAAAGCTGGCGCCCACGACCTGGCTGATCAGTGAAGTGAGCTACAAGCGAGATGGGCAGAGCGGCACGACATGCGAGCTGGTAATCATGCCGCCGGAAGCCTTCATTCCGCAGCCGATGCTGCTGTACAAGGTGCTGGCTGATGTGCCGGCGGCGGGCGCGCCATGATCGGGGCGATTGAGCGACTGTACCGTTGCATGCTGCTGGCGTTCGGCCGGGGACGCGTGACCTTTGTGGACGACACTGGACCAGTGCAGAAACTGCAGGTGAGGTTCGGCGGCATGGAAATCATCGACAACCTGCCGGCGCCACACGACTTCGGCTTTACGTCGAATCCTCCAATCGGATCTGATGTGTTCGTTTCATTCATGGGTGGCAATCGGACCAATGGAATCGCGGTCACTATCGGCAGCCAGGCCTACCGCATGAAAAGCCTGGCGTCGGGTGAAGTCGCCATTTACGACAGCCTCGGCCAGTCGGTGCATCTCACCCATGGAGGCATTGTCATCCAGAGTGCAGGGCTACCGATCACGATACACGGCAGTATCAAGCTGCATGGCGATCTTGATGCAACCGGCGATGTCACTGCCTCTGGCGTCAGCCTGGTCAACCATCAGACCGCTGGCGTGAAGGCTGGCGGCGATACATCAGGAAAGCCGATACCAACATGAGTGATACAGCAACAATCTGGGTGCGCGACCTGGGTCGCGCTGACTGGGCGATGGACGGCCTGGCGCTGCAGACAGGTAGCGATTTGGAGACGGCCATCATCATCAGTCTCTTCTCTGATCGGGAGGCAAATCCTGATGATGTCATCGCTGACGGAACACGCGATCCTCGGGGATGGATTGGCGACGTCGACCAGCCCTTCAAGGTGGGGTCGCGCATGTGGCTGCTCGATCGAGCCAAGCAAACCACGGAAACGCTACGGCGGGCAAACGACTACATCGCTGAGGCGCTGCAATGGCTCATTGCTGATCGCGTGGTGGCCAGGTTCGATATCACGACGCAATGGTCGGCGCCCACGATGCTCGCGGCCAATGTTGTGGCCTACAACGACCAGGGTTCATTAATTCCGATGAACTCAAGCTGGGTTTGGAAAGTGATTAACTGATGCCATATACACGTCCCACGTTAAGTGATCTGCGTAGCCAGGTCGCGCAGGACATTTCCGCAGCGTTGCCAGGCGCAGATGCCTTGCTGCGCTTCTCTAACCTCAATATCATAGGAGTTGCTCAGGCGAACCTTGCTAATTTGCATTATGGCTATTTGGACTGGATCGCCCTGCAGGCCAATCCATTTACCGCCACAGACGAGTATCTTGAAGGCTGGGCAGCCTTGAAAGGAATCTACCGTAAGGGGGCGACGTCGGCAACAGGGAAGGTGACTTTCTCTGCCACGAGTGGCTCAGTTATCGGGGCAGGGACGACTCTGGTACGCGGCGATGGCGCAACTGCATACACCTTGGATGATGCGGTGGAGATTGGTGGGCGCGTGACGGTCCGCGCCACCATCACTGCTGATCCAGCAGGTAGCGCGGGGGCATTTGGCAATGCGGCGGTGGGAGTTGTCATGTCCCTTAGCCAAGCGCACGCCGGCATTCAGGCCAACGGCGTGGTGAGTGTAGCCTTCACTGGCGGCGCTGATATTGAAAAAGACGACCCTTTTCGTAGCCGCATGCTTGAAGCCTACCAAAGCACGCCGCAAGGCGGCGATCGTAGCGATTACGTGGGCTGGGCCAAAGAGGTGCCTGGTGTTACGCGCGCATGGTGCTCCCCTAACTCTTTCGGTGCTGGCACGGTCGTTGTGTATGTCATGTTTGATAACGCCAATGCAGCGCAAGCAGGCTTTCCTCAAGGTGGGGATGGTGTGGCTTCGGAAGAGCCTCGGGCGGTCGCGGCGAACGGTGACCAGCTGGTCGTTGCCAATCATATTTTCCCAGTGCAGCCCGTCACTGCGCTGGTCTACGTGGTTGCGCCATTGGCCGCCCCCGTAAATTTTTCGCTGTCTGGTATTCCGGTGGGGAAGCAAGCCGCTGTCCGGGCCGCACTTGCCGATGTGTTTTTTCGTACAGGGAAGGCTACCGGAGGCAGTACGCCGATCGCGTTCGCCTGGTCCGCCATTGCTGCGGTCGCAGGCGTCAGTGACTTTGTGATTGTTGCGCCCACGACTGACATCATCAACGCTGCCGGCACGCTGCCGACTGTCGGCGTTATTACCTACTCATAATCCTATGGCACCAGCATATACCGCCGCTGATTACCTCAGCGCGTTGCAGTCCCTATTGCCGCGCGGGCCTGCTTGGCCGCGCGCGCCTGATGCTGTGCAGACGTCTGCACTTGCCGGCCTGACGCCGATCTATGCGCGACAGAACCTGCGCGCCAATCATCTCCTGGTCGATGGATTTCCAACGACAACCGTTGAATTGCTGCCCGAATGGGAGGCCGCGCTCGGTTTGCCCGACCCATGCGCAGGGCCAGCTCCCACGCTGCAAGGCCGTCGGGCACAGGTGGTCGCACGTTTTACAGCGACAGGAGGCCAGTCCATTAACTACATGAAGTCGTTTGCCCTGAGCCTTGGGTATGCCATTGATATTACGCAGTTCATCCCGGCGCGGGCTGGGATATTGCGTGCTGGCCTGCCCCTATGTGGAAATGCCTTCGCACATGCCTGGCACGTGAGCACGCCATTACATAGTTCGTTTGCGTTTCGTGCGGGCTTGTCGATGGCTGGTGAGCCGTTGACATCGATTGCCAATGCAGTGCTGGAGTGCGAACTCCGGAAGGTCGCGCCAGCTCACACAGTCGTCTTTTTTACTTACACCTAACAAGGAACTCTATGTACCGTATTGATGATCCTAGCGCCGCAGTGGCGTTACCAGAGCCGGAAGCGGCTGGCAGAGAGGGTTTTTTTACCGAGGGCGTTCCCGGCGTGAAAGAGGCCACGCTGGTACGTGCAAGTTTTCTTAATATGCTTCAGGAGGAGCTGCGCAATATCGTGCTGGCGGCTGGCGTAGTGCCGGCCAAAGCTGACTATACCCAGCTGCTCAAAGCGCTTCGCTCTGCTGGGGTTTTTCAAACTGCTGCGCAATTCGACAACACCACGAAAGTGGCGACAATGGCCGCAGTACGAAACGAGCTGCTTGGATTGGGGAACTCGGTTTATGCCGCTATTTTTGGCGCTTCCCTCGCACCGAACGGGTGGCGGAAACTGCCAAGCGGCGAGATTATGCAGTGGGGTTATGGCTCAACTTCAGACGGGTCTGGTACTTCAACTGTGACATTCCCTACGGCGTTCCCCGCGGCACTTTTACACATATTCACATTCTACGAATCCAGTGGCAACGTTCCGTCAGCGAATCCATCCGTTATTAATGCTGGCATAACTTCGTTGTCGGGGGCGAAGATTTTTACCTGGAATGGCATAACTATCTCTGGGGGAATTACCCCGTCATACATTGCAATCGGCAAATAAAGGAAATGCTAAATGAGTATCTTTTTCTCAGTTGCAACCGGAGGCTTTTATGCCTCGGAGTTGCGGGAAGACTATGACGTTGCTGGAACATGGCCGGCGGATGCGGTAGAGATTGATGATGCGGTCACCGAAGGAGACCTGCGTGCGGCAATTTGCCGTGGCGACGCAATCGCGTTCTTCGAAGGTAAGTTTACCTTTACCCCCGCACCAGCGCCCCCATTCGCGCCAATCGCAACCGCATACCTGGACTCCGTTCGCGTCATCCGCGAACAGGTACTCAACCGCTTGGCAGGGATCGGGATGGCTGCATTGCTGGCCGCCGATACCATGACCGCTCAGGCAGTTGCGAGTGCCCGCCAGGCGCTGCTCGACATCACCGTGGTTCCCGATGTGATGGGGGCGACAGACCTCGATAGCTTAAAGGCGGCAGTGAAGTCTGCCTATGCAGCAATCATCGCGGCAGCGCCCCCTGTCATCCGCGAGGCGTTCGATCCAGCTGCGATCTAACCGAACCCATCTCCAATTACCCGCTTCGGCGGGTTTTTTTATTTCAACTACCTGAAAGGTATTCATGGCCCTCGAAACGACCGCCGCTGGCGGCGCACTAATTAAATTTTTTGGCCTCCCGGTCCTGGCCGGCGCTGCCGCAACCTCACTGGGATTCATGTTTATGTGGCCAAAAACTGCCAAGGAAGCGGGCGTGCGTTTCTTCGTCACCATTCTCTTTTCCGCCCTGATGGGCCCTGCCCTGGTCGTGGTCGTGCGCAACTGGATGCCGGGCCTATTCGACAGCGCGCGCGCCGTGGCCGTGCTGTACGGCAGCGACCCGGCCCTGGGCTTCTTGTTCATCGCTGCGCCGCTGATGGTGGCGGCCGGCTTGCCCGCTTGGTGGGTGCTGGGCGCCACGGTGCGCTGGTTCGACAAGCGCCGCGACAAGGACATCGGCGAGCTGGCGCGCGACGCGGCCGCCGTCGTCAAGGATGTGCGGGGTGGCCTGTGAACCTGACCAAGAATTTCACGTTGAAAGAATTGACAGACTCGGCCTGGGCAACGACCAACCGCGTTGACAACACGCCACCACCTGGCGTGCTGATCGAGCTTCAGCGCACGGCCGAGCTGCTCCAGCGCATCCGCAACTACTTGACGGCTTGCGCTGGCATCGACACACCCATGAGCGACATCAGCGGATTTCGCTCGATTCCAGTCAATCGTGGCGTGGGCAGCAGCGATGGCAGCGATCACGTGCGCGGCATGGCGGCTGACTTCAAGGCGCGTGGCATGACGCCGTACCAGGTATGCCAGGCCCTGCTCCCGAAATTGGACGAGTTTGGCATCGGGCAGATCATCAACGAGTTGACCTGGGTGCACGTCAGCACGAAGATGGTGGCCAAGCCGATCAACCGCATCATCACCATCGACCGCCACGGCACGCGCGCTGGCATCCTGCAGGTGCGCTCGTGAGTGCCCTGGGCACGTTGGCGACCGGCGCCGTCAGTGGGATCTGGAAGGCGACCGCCATCGCGCTGGCTGCCGGGCTGCTGGTGGTCGCCAGCTCCACCGGCACGGGCTGGTGGCTGGCCGTCGGCGACCGTGCCGCCGCGCGCGCGGCGCTGGTGCAGGAGCAGGGCGTCAGCGAGCAGCTGCGCGCGTCGATCAGCGAGCAAAACCGCGCCATCGATGGCATGGCCAAGGCAACGCTTGCAGCCCAGGAGCGCGGCGCGGCGGCGCAAGTGGCCGCCGCTGCCAAGGGCAAGAAGTACGACGCGGCCTTGGCGCAGATCGCGGGCGCGCGCGCTACGACCTGCGACGAGGCGATGCCGGCCGTCAGGCTGCTGCTGGAGGGCGTGCGATGAAATGGATGCTTGTATTGGTGCTGGCCGGCTGCGGCACCGCACCTCCGACGGTGCAGCTGGTCGAAGTTCCCGTCTTTACACCATGTGTAAAGGTGGTACCGCAGCGCCCGGCCTACGAATTCGACAAGTTGCCGTCGGAGGCAATGGATGGCGAGATCGTCCTGGCACTGGCGCGAGATTGGCCGCGCGGGCGGAAGTACGAGGAGGCGCTGAGAGGAATTGTCTCCGGTTGTTTAACTGGAGAATCGGTCGAATAATGTGGCGGAGGCATCTCTACCGCCGCCGCACCGATCCGCAGAGAGGATCGGTGTAAAAAATTAAAACAAGCGTCAGCGAAGTCTCGAGACAAATTCTCTCACATTTTCTAACGACTCTTCATAATTAGCTGGCGGCATCTTAATACTTTGCCCATTTGGCATCATATAGCTGCTAGATCTTGGAAGTTGATATAGTGGAATTCCAAGACTTGCTGATACTTTCGCCGAAGTGTGGAAATCTTTTGTATTTGATACATAGTTTTCTTCCCATTCTGCCTTCGACGTAATGGAATTGCCTACTTGTGCAAAAAGCTGACCATGATTGATGAATTGCTGATGGCAGAACGATATTAATTCTTCGCGGACAGAATCAAAGGCATATGCTACGCCCGCGTTTGTGGTGAAGTTGTTAAACACGAATTCATAGAGTTGAGGTAGTTGGAGATTGTGGGTATTGATTAATTCATTGAATGTGACGACATCCTCAGCGTAAGTTTTTAGTGCTGCAGATGGATATTGTCCGTACAGTAGCATCATCAAACTTTTAATGCCCTCTAGTGAGCTAAAATCTGCCATCATTGGCACCACGAGATAATCTGACGATACCAGTCCCATTTGTGTGTATATTGAAAAGCTTGGGTTGCAATCAATAAAAACTGTTAACGACTCAAAGTTGTTAGAGTCAAATTCTAGCTCGCAAAGGCGCCGAATGGCTGTCATGTATTCCGGCCAAGCTTTTTTATTTGCCGGATTAATAACCGCGTAATTTAGGGCAAGAGATAGCGACTCTAAGAAAGAATCGCCAGCTATTAAAAATACATTTTTTGGAATTGAATTATTTACAGGATTAACCTGTACTGCATATGAGCTTTTTATGCTTGTAAAGCCAGAATTGCTTTTTAATATCCAATCCATAAACCCGACGATATTTCTGCGAGTGCTTTGTGATTGAAGCCTTTGGTTAGTCGTGTAGCCCTGATGTCCGCCACCCAGAAGGAATTGCGAAATATTAGCTTGTGGGCAAAGGTCGATTACCAATACTTGTTTTTCTGGATTGTTTTCAGCGTAAAGGGTTGCTGCATTTTGACAAAGCGTAGTTTTGCCAACCCCACCTTTGTTATTGTAAAAAGAATAGATTGTAGTTGTCATGGATGTTCTAATTTTCATTGGCGAAAATATATTATATTGCAAATTATCAATTTTGGTATGTGTAAATGCAACATTTTGACGTGTTCTTACATGCAAAAGCGGTATTGTTATATTTTTCCGGAATTGCAGTCGGAGAGAGTTGCGCGCATGGCGATAGTGTATTAGAGTAAAAACATGTGCGCCGATTACACGCCAAGCCGTAAAGAGCAGATCGAAGAAAGCTTTCGAACTGGATACCCTTTGCTCGACCTCCCGCCTGAGGCATGGCCAGGCTACATGGCACCAATCCTGCGCAGCCCGCACGAGGCGCCTGGCGAGATGGAAGTCGCCCCGGCCATGTTCGGTATGGTGCCGCATTGGGCAGACCACAAGCTGGCTCGCCAGACCTACAACGCCCGCACCGAGACGGTGGCCAGTAAGCCTTCCTTCCGTAGCGCCTGGAAGCGCAAGCAGTTCTGCATCATCCCGGCCGCCAATTTTTTCGAACCCAACTACGAAACCGGCAAGCCCGTGCGCTGGCGAATCGAGCGCGCCGACGGCGGGCCGGTGGCCATCGCTGGAATTTGGGAATACCGGCCGGCAGATCAGCTGCTGTCGTTTTCGATGCTGACGATCAACGCCGACGGGCACCCGCTGATGCAGCGCTTCCACAAGCCAGACGATGAAAAGCGTATGGTGATGATCCTGGACCCGGAACAGTATCATGGTTGGTTAGATGGCTCGCTGGTGTCGGAGGAGGACGTTTATCGACAGTATCCCGCCGACCTGCTCGTCGCTCAGTCCGATCCTTTGCCCCCTCGGACAAGAGCGAAACCGGCGGCGAAGGCTGAAGCTGCACCGCCAGAATCACTTTTCTAGAAACAATTTTATACTTCCTGTTTCTTGCCTCGGTCGATATACTGTATAAAAACACAGTATATTGGCCAGCCATGAATGCAACATTGTTAATACTTCAACCTAGCCAGCCCGGTGTATCGCAGGTGCCATTGCCGCTTGCGCAGTACCCAATCCCCAGTGCGCGGCCGGAAATTTCCCATCGGATATCCGCCGGCTTTCCGTCGCCGGCTGCCGACTATACCGAGGATGGCCTAGACCTGAACGCGCTGCTGGTGCAGCACAAGGCCGCATCGTTCTTCTTCACGGTCGAGGGGGACTCGATGCGCGACGCGGGCATACTAGATGGTGACAAGGTGGTGGTCGACCGTTCCGTCGCGCCTCTGCACGGCCACATTGTCATCGCCGTCATCGATGCCGAATATACCCTCAAGCGCCTTTACTGCCAGAGGGGCAGGGTAGAGCTGCGTCCGGACAACCCTGCATACAAGTCGATTTGCCTGGCCGAAGGTAGCGAACTGCAGATATGGGGCGTGGTTACCGGCGTCGTGCGTAAGTTGCGGGTGTGA